GGTTGTTGCGGTTGTTGCTGTTGTTGCTGTTGTTGTCGAGGCTGCGGGAACTGCTGTTGTTGCTGCTGCGCCCAAGCCTGCTCTTGTTGTTGCTGCTGCTGGGCCTGTTGATTTGCAGCACTCTGGGCATAACGATCAGCTTCAGTTAGCTCCGTTGTTGCCTTGCTCAAAGCTTGCTGAGCATCAACCACATTATCTGTGTTGCCTTCCTCGTAAGCTTGCCGGTACTGCTCTTTTGCTTGGTTAACAGATAACGCAGCGCGTTCTTTAATCTGGCCGATTAAAGCCTGCTCACCTCGGCCTATCAGAGATTCATACTCTCTGTTCTTTGCTGCGATTTGCTGGGCGACACGATAAGCTTCGTCCCGCTCTGCGAGCGCAGAGTCTCTTTTACGCCTCTCTTCATGAGAATCGTATTTAAGCTTGTTAATCCTTTTCTGGACTCTTTTGCTGTACCCAGATAGTTCGTCGTCAGTCAGTTCTCCGTCTTCTGCCTCTGGTACAGCTTGAACAGCTTCTTCCGCAGCTTCTTCCGCAGCTTCTTCAACAAGTTCTTCCTGCTGACCGACTATCTTGGTGCGTACACCAAAAAACCTGTCCTCATCGGACATTTGCTCTGTATCTACCTTTTGCTCACTCATGCCTTAACAATCCCCCTTGGGTCTTCAATAACAGCTTCAACGCTGTCATCATTGATCAACCTGAACTCTTTTCCGTGGACTTTAAATCTTGTGCCGCTGTAAGAGCGCATCAAGATCCAGTCCCCTGGTTTGCAGAAAGGCCCAGATGGAAATCTTCTCTCATCGTTATAGCAGTCTGGCCCCATTTTGAGGACAAACCCAACGATAGATCCGATCTCTTCTTCATAGAGAGTCTTGTTATGCTTGAGAATGCCACTATCGAACGCCTTTTCAGGGTCTGGTAGCGCGATCAGGATTTTATATCCTCTCGGATCAGGCAACTGATTCGCCTTGCGAGACGCTTCTGTCTCGATTTCTTTTGCTAATGCTTCCATTAGACTTTCCTTTGCACTGGAAAAAGCGTCCAGAGTCGCTTGCACCGCCTATGCGGCGTTATGATTTTTCATATTTGGCTTGTAGGTCGAGTATTTCTCGCTCCGTTATTGCTAACCCTTCAATAATACCACAGCATTTTGAATACTCTTCAAAGTTTTTGCAACCCCCGCCGCTGATGTGGTCGGCGTGTTCGTTCATCTGAACCCTGATAATCTTCCGAATATGCTCGAACAGGTTATTCTCAGAGAGGCTACTCACGCATAATGTCCTTCATAATCTCAACGCCCAGCTTCGCGCCCTCGACTTGTTCCTTGGAGGCGATGCGTTTGCTTTCCAATTGCCCTTGGTCGTTGTCTTCAGAGATCCTGACCGCCAATTTGGCTTGCTCAAGCTGCATTTCCTGATCAAGTTTCTCTTGGTCGAGGCTTGCCTTCGCCATTGCTTTCTGGGCATCAAGCTGCATCCTCGCCTGCTCCATCATCATCTTGCCCTGTGCTTCCATCTCTTTAAGCTGCAATTCGCGTTGCTGCATCTGCACCACAGGGTCTTCCATCATCTGCTGGTTTTGCTGCATTTGCTGTTCTTGTTGGTGCCTGCCCAACAACTGGGCTGCCGCTGGTGCGCTGAGTTCCGCTATCCTGTACTCGATGTCTTCCGGTAACACTTCTCCCGGTATTGGTAGCTTGGTGCCAAGCTCTTTCTCGATTTCTTGACGGTACTGGAAGGCAACGTGTTCCTGCACATGGGCGAAGAATACCCCCTGAATCATGCCTGCATCGGGGGCCTGTGACAGCAATTCCTGCATTTTAGGATCTTCTATGGCCGCCATGTGAACCTGTATGTGGGCCTCATGATCCTGATAGATGAATGCTTTCACCGGATCGCCGGTAATAATGCCCATGTTCTCGGAAACAGGGTCTGTCGGCGGTATATCGTCGTCTGTCGGGACAATCTTGTCTGCATCCCGAATGTTCAGCACCTCCAGCATCTGGCGGTGCAGTAATGGCAGGTCATACATCTGCGGGGCTTGTGCAGATAGCTGTAATGCCGCCTGATATTGCATAATCCGCTGGGCCATTGTGCCTGAATTGGGGTCAGAGACCGGAATAATGTCAATTCTGTCGTCAAAGTCCTCTGAAACAGGTATTTCACTGTCCATAACGTAGGGATACGCCTCTGGCCCGTAATCTCGCACCAAATTCGCCAATAATTTCAATTCTGTACGCATTGAGGCGTGTAATCGGGCCTGAATCGCGCTCATGACCTTCATTGACCGCTCTAAGATCGCCAAAGTGGTGCCAACCGGCGCTTCGGCGTTCATATCCGCGACCTTTACGTCAGCGGCAGAGGCAAATCTCCGGCCTTCATCGACAATGTTGCCCAAAAGCTGGTACAGGACACCGCTCGGCTCCTTATACGGGAGGAAGCTGATGTTTTCCTTGATGCTGCCACCGGGAACATCCACATCCCGGAACTCTCCGGGCATGATTGGGGTGTCATCCCCCTTGATTCGCAGACCTCTGGCCTTCAAACCGCCCGGAAGGTTGGACAAAGTGCCCGCATCGACCAGTTGCCGGAGCAACGAGGTGGCAGACTTGGCTAATCCGCCGATCATATGGATCAACCCGAAGCCATAGAAGCCTAATCCGGGGATGTACTGGTAGTGGACGAAGTGTTCCCGCTTGTTTTTAAAGGAATCTTCTTCGTACCAGTTGCGCCTAACCGATAAAATGGTGCCTGATGACAGGTCAATGGTAACCACATAGGGCAAACTGATCCCTGTCGGTTCGCCATCCCGTGTATCTTCAAAGCCGGGGAGGTCTAAATCGACCAGCATCTCCAGCAGGGTGTGCCTTGAATCAGAGCTATAGCTGCCGTTGTCGCCGGTTAGCTCGTTGTACTTCTCTTTGACCCTGTCCGGGTCAGAGGATGCCGAACCCAAGTCGATGTCCAGATAGAATCCTGAGACCTGAAGCTTCCGAATATCATTCGGACTCTTCTTCATCACATGGGTGGCGCGTTCACAGGTCGCCAGATCGGATGCCCCATAGCTGACCACGAAGTCTTCAGCGGGGACAAACATACTGCACGGCCTGCCCATCGCCGGGTCATAGTAGACCTTCCTGAAGGCAGAGCCAGCCAAAGGCAGTGAGAACAGCATCCGCTCCGTTTCGGTGCGGTACTCTGTCATTTTCTCTGTGACGAGATAATTCAGGTAGTCCTGTACCCTGTGGGCCTGCTTTTCCTTCTCAGCATCAATGGCCCCGACAATACTGGTTCTCACGGGGCCGCTGGCAGGGAACAGTTCCTGTATCGCCTGAGACTGGAACCGGATCACTGCCTCGGTTAAGAGCGGATGGAACACGCCGCAGGCACCATCCCAAGGGGTCGTCCTGTCTTCATTCTTGAGGCCAAGGAGTTCAAGGCCGTCGATATAGGATCTTTCCCAGTCTGAGCGGCTTTCCTTGTCGGTCTTGTAATGCCCCACTAATTCAGATGACAGCGAGGTAAGCTCTCTGGAATCTAGGAATTCCGCCAGATTGGCGTTGTGGTCAGCGCCTTCTAGCCCATTGGTTTCAGGGCCGAAGTTAATCAGGATGCCGCCGTCCTCTGTTTCGATAGAAACCGATTCCGGGTTTTCTATCTCTATCTCTATCTCGCCCATGTCCTGACCAACAGGGGTGGGAGTTCTTAGGGCGCGATCAATAGCCATTTAGCCGTTCTTCCTGAAATACTGGGTTCTTGCTGCGCCAGAGCCTCTGGCAACGGTCTTCTTGGGGATAGGCGCGCCACTGGAAAGAAAAACCCCGCCGCCTTTCTGGTAGCCTTTTGCTTTTTTAGATTTTTTAGCTTTAGCGGCAGCGGCATAACCCGCTTTTGTATACGGGAAATGTTTATCTCCTACTTTTGGCATAATTTCTCTCCTTTAATAATATTCAACCCGTTTCGGGTAAAAGGGTTCATCTTCTTCGTCGGAGTGCAGGCGAAGAAAGCCTCCCTGCCTGAATCTAAGCAGTGCCTGCGTCGATGAGTCAACGAGGTCGTCATGCTCCCCGGCAGGAAAAGCCGCAAACTCTTCGATCACCTCCTCGGCAAAACGGGTCTCTGGACACCAGACAATGCCGGAAGCAAAGAGGTCTGATACCGCATTAACCCTTGATATCTTGTCGTTGCCCCTTGAGGGTGTGTACTCACCAACCGGGATGCCCATTGCCCTTAACTCGAAAATAAGCGGCGTACCTGCCGCCTTGGCCTCAACGATACAGGCATCGGGTTCAAATTCCTTGTACATCTCCATCGCTCGTTTCTTGAGTTCTGGAAACTCCAGCCGTTCCTTGTAGGCATCCAGCAGGATAATATTGGGTTGGGTGGCACCATGCTCGTCAGGCTTATAGAAAACACCCCATGTGGTGCAGGCAGAGTAGTCGGCCCGCTGGGTCTTTAAGAAGGCGGTGTCCCATGACTGGATAATAAGCTCACACTGAGGCGGTTCTTTGTGTTCCCATTTCCGCCACCACTCCCTTTTAATCAGCGCCCCTTCTTCTGAGGAGGGATCTTGCTGGTACTGGGCATTCCACTTGGGTGCCGGGAGTTCACTTTTCAGCGCCTCCAATTCCTGTAAAGACCAGAACTCAGGCCACAAAGCGTTGCCAGAGGGCATAATGGCGGGGAATTCAATGAGTTCCCATTCATCCATGCCCTCTCGCTGGAC